GGTTAAAAATGTAGTGGAAAAGAAACTGGAATCAGATGCAAGGATGGAACAGGCTTCACAGGATGAAATTGACCGTATTGTAAACGAAACAGACAATTTAAATCCTGATGGATCAAAGAAAATGAATTATTTGCCAATCGTAATTGGTGGTGCGGTTATCATTTACCTGATTAGTCGCAAAAAATAATTCACTTTCACTTCACCTTTAACAATGTATTCAAACTATCCAGCAAAGGCTTCAAAAAACGCAAGTGAAGGATATATCTTGAATCTGATGAAAGGAAGTTGCAAAAATGCAACTGGTGTGAAAACAGGGATTAAGTTGATAAATAGAGAGGTTTTGAATGAAAAATTTGTAAAAAAAATTTATTCATACCTAAAAAGAGCAAAAGTTTATGTTGGGGATAAGGATAAGTGTGGATATATTAGTTTTCAATTATGGGGTGGGAATGAAATGCTCACCTGGTGTGAAAAAACATTAAAAAAATAGTTATGACTGCAAAACAGAAAGCAGCAAGGGAAAAGTTTAAAAAGGTAGTTGCTGAAGCTGCAAAACTTCGCAAAAAGAACCCATCACTAACACAGGCACAAGCCGTTAAACAGGCTTTTGCAATCAGCTATTCCAAAGCTGGTCAAACTAAAAAAGTTGGTGCAGTTAAAAAGAAGGCAGCACCAAAAAAGAAAGCAGCACTGAAGAAAGCGGAACCTAAAAAGAAGGCTGCACCTAAAAAAGTTGCATCAAAAAGGATTACTGACATACATAAAGACAGTAAAAGTCACAATGTAAATATAAGGGTTGTATCAGGTGTTAAAAAAATTAGTTTGTGGGATAAAGCTGCTGAACATAGTTATAAATTAGCATTAGAATATGAGGCAAAATTCAAAAGATTTTTGCCATTGTTTGAAGATGCTATAAAACAATCTAAAACACAAGCTGAAAAGAATTTTTACAGAAAAAAAATTCAAGAATCTAAAAAAATGATAAAAGAATATCAATATCAACAAAAAGCACTATTATCTTTAAAATAAAAATCTTGGGATTGCTCCCACATAAACAAAAAAAACAAAAAAAATGGCTAAAAGGAAAAAAAGGTCTGCACCCAGCCGTAGGAGAAAATCTCGCAAAATGGGAGCAATTGGTAAATCTTTCTTGATGGATGCTGCTGGTCTTGTTGCCGGTGCAGTTGCTGCAAGAATTTTGACATCAAGTGAAAAAATCCTTCCAAAAGTTGATGCTAAACTGAAAAGTGCTGGTGTTATTGCTATTGGTGCATTTCTTCCAAAATTTGTCAAAGGATCATTTGGTAAATCAGTTGGTGATGGTATGATCGCTGCTGGTGGTATTGGTATTCTCCAGGCTTATGGTACTTTGGGAGCTATTGACAATGCAATGGAAATCCCTGTATCTGTTATGGCTGGTGATGATCTTTCTGTTATTGCTGGATATGGCGAAGACAACCTTTCCGTTATCGCTGGAATGGATGAAGAATATTCTTATTAATCAAAAAAAGTAAAAATTAAATAACATGGCAACACAACATGGTGCAAGGCTTGTTTTTGACAATGCCAAAAATCTCGTTAACAATGCTGGTTTCTCTGCTGGTCAAGCAGTATTGTCCCAGTCTTATATTCGTTCTGAAGTAGCAATGTCAACTTCAACTACTTCTTACCAGATCCCCATCCTTACGAACTCAACTGGTGCAAATACAAATTTCCCGACAAACCAACTGCTCCAACTCCAGGATGCGTTCGTAGTGGCGAGTATAGGGGTCTTCGTTTCTGCTCCAGCTGCTTCTACAACTACTGCTTTTCCTTTGTTTACTTATCCTAATGCAGTAACTTTTTCAACTGCTGGTGCTGCTACTGCTCTTTATAATTTGTACAATGGTAAACTTTCTGTTGTAGTTAATAATAGGCAGATTGTTCCAGCTTGGGATCTTTACAGGCATTTGTATGTACCACAATTCCAGCAAGGTTCATCAAGTTCTGCAACTAATGGCGGTATTGATCAAAACGATGCAACCGAATACGGTTATTATCCAGTAGAACCAAACATTGTTTTGGTTGGATCAAAGAACAACGTAATCAGCTTGGAGCTTCCAGGTGCAATTTCTACTCTCCAGGCATCAACTGCTCCGAGGATTGTGGTTATTATGCGTGGAATTTTGGCTCAGAACGTGACGCCTGTCCGTTAATCGGATCAAATTCCTGTATTGGAAAGGGGGATGCCACAGTAAATCCAGAACCCCTATTTTTTTCGTTCTAAAAAAAACAAAAAATGAACAAAGTTCAGAACTACGAATTTATTGAAGTAGTTGTTCCACAATCATCTACTGGAACCCGTTTCTACTTCCCTGATCAGCCGCAACTTCGCTTTGTATCTTTGCTTAACCTGGTCTGCTATACTACTGATACCATCACAAACAGTGTTTTGAGTGGAAATGCTTTGCTTTCACTTGCAAACTTGAAATCAACTTATTTGGTACTATACTACAATGACAAAGAATCAGTAAACCGTATTCCAGTATTGGAACTTAACAGGGTAGTGTCTAATGCTGCCACTGCTGCTTTTAGCTTTGATATTACACCATTTGCTGGTCAGCAAATTATATGGTCTAAATCTTACATCCAAACTCCTACTGCATACAGTTCCATCAGTGGATCTAATTTCAGTGTTTGTTTTGGTGTTTATTATGCCTAATTAATTCACTTTCCTTTCACCTTTAATTTAATTGTATGGCAAATCCTAATAAGGCTTTTTTGACTGGAACTGATGCGGTAATGCAATGGTATGATACCAATGCAAAAACAAATTTTTGGTCAGTTAATGATTCCAAAGGAGACATACTTTTTTATTATAGTGGTAATGATGAAAATGAAGCAAGGGATCACCTGGAAAATAATTTAAGGATGGCAGAACAACAGGGAGTGGAAGCAACACTTACTTTAAGGATTCATCCAAAAATGCCTAAATCAGGATACTTTGAAAAAAAGGATACTGGTATGGTCGTCACACATTTTCGCCCTACTTCATTTAATCCAATTTCTTATCAACCAATGAATCAAATGGGTTATCCTGGTCAACCTAATTTGATGACAGAAATTAATGCTTTGAGGTCTGAAATTGCTGCTTTGAAGATGCAACAGGAAATTGATGATCAGGAAGAAGATGAAGAAGAACCGGAAGAAAATTTCCTTTCCGGTTTAATCAAATCTCCACAAGTACAGACAATGATTCTTTCACAACTTTCCAGTCTATTTGCACCAACACAAAAAGTTACGCACGTTGCTGGAATTGATCAAACGGAAACAATGACAAAGGAAACAGAAATTGACAATGAACAACGTATTTATGATGCGGTTGAAAGGCTAAAAGCAGTTGATCCACATTTGGCAAGTGATCTTGAATTACTTTGTGAAATGGCAGAAACTGACAAGATGCAATTCAACTTTCTTTTGAAAATGTTAAGAAAATAAGATATGCCGGAAATAACTGCTGACAAAATCATAGGAAAAACACTATTTGCCAAAAAGGATTTGACCAGGTTAAATTCTTCTATGGTAAAAATTGGAACCATTGTTAAGGGGTCACCGGTGGGTCAGGTTTACTCTTATATTCAAAGGGGTGGAAATGTTTATTGGCAGTTTATTGATTTTAATAATAAGCCTTATTATGTTTTGCACACTGCTGATAGTTTCAAGTTTTCAGGGGATGTTAAAGAAGCAGTGGAAAAACAAAAAACAGAAGCAGAAAAAATAGAAAAAGAAGAAAAGGGATCTGTTCCCTTTTACATTGAAAAATATGGTAAAACTATTCTAATTTATGGGATAGCTGCATATTTAATTGCAACTTATATAAAAAGTAGAAAATGAAAAATAAAGGGTTAATGTACATCCTGTTAGCTGGTGGTGCAATTTTGTTGTTATCAATGAAAAAAAAGACTGCAACTTATAAGCTGGAAGTTCCGGCACCTGAAAAGATCACTGCTGAACAATTTCAAAAACCATCTTTGCTGCAAAAAGTAAGCAAGGTTGTCAAAAAAGTTGCTCCAGTAGTAAAAAAGGCAGCTGCTACTGCAAAACAAAAAAAAGCTGCTAAAAAAGTTGCTGAAGCATTAACAAAAAGGTCAATCCTTCGTGGTGTTGGTCAATTTCCTCATATGTGCTAAAAAAATAATATTATGCAAGTAAAACATATGAAAATTGGGATTGAGGATGAAATCACATCCGAAAAACTAAAATTAGCATATAATAAGCAAAGGTCTGATCGTGCCAGGTATGAAGCTGAAAACAGTATTTCAAAATCTACGGGTCAGGCTTTTCAAAAGTATTATGTTGAAACAAAGGTATTTTATACAACTGCCAATATCGGATCAGATTGTAATGAAATAACTTTCATCAACAATGGTACTACTGCCTTGGTGATTGCTGATGTTCCTTTGCAGCCTAATCAATCTTTGCGTATTTCAGGAAACAGGGGTGAAATTGACACAACACAATATCAATTAGCTTTTGCAACTCCTATAAATACAGGAAATTTACTTATCGTACTGCGTAAACTTTATATATAATGATAGTATTGGATCTCTCAATTCTTAATCAGAAAGGGACTCCAATGTTCAATTCTGATCTAACTGCAAACAGACCAGCTGCTGGTATTGTGGGCAGAATTTTTATTGCTATTGACTCACCTTATGGCATTTTTAGAGATACTGGAACTGCATGGGATCAAATTTCAAGTGCTGGTGGTGGTGCTACATTATATTCAGGTAATGGAACTTTAAGTGGAAATAGAACAGTAAGTTCTGGTGGTTTCAATTTGACTTTTGCTCCACAAACCACTTTTTTTTCATCTTTAACGGCATCAACAAGTGCATCAAGTTTCTCCGTTTTAGGAAGCAATACATTAAGTTATGCAGTTGGTTTTTCTTCCAGCAATATTGGCAATGTATATGGTGCCAATGGTGCAATAAATGCACAGACATTTTTAGGAAATGCAACTTTTGCACAGGCAAACCTTGCCAGTGCAATGGTAAACGTGAATAAAATTGATTTTGGTTCAGGTGGTCATACTATAACTATGACACAATCAACTGCACCGGGTATCAGAGCAATGACAGGGGTGCAGAATCAAATCCAGTTTACAGGTAGTCATAATGGAACAATAAGTCACGCAGCAATAAGTCAAAATTTAGGATTTTTTAGAGATACAGGATCAACCAGAACTTTGACAATTACTAATGCTTATAGTCTTTTAATCAATCCACTGGATGACTATGGTGCTGGGTTTACATTTACAAATAGGTGGGGAATTTATCAAGCTGGGACAAGTGATACAAATTATTTTGCGGGGAATGTTGGTATAGGTACTAATTCTCCGCTTTATGCTTTAGATGTTCGAGCAACAACAGGATTTATTGCACAATCATTTAAAAGTCAATATACCGCAGTCGGATATTTGGGTGGCGATAATACTGCTGCCTGGATTGGTACAGGTACAGATGGTCTTGTTAATGCAATTCTTTTAGGAACTACAACTAATCTTGTTGCATTTTATAGTAATAGTAATGAAAGGGGTAGAATTCATAATAGTGGAAATTGGTCAATAGCAACTGCAGTTGATTCTGGGTATAGATTTGATGTAGCTGGTACAATAAGGTCATCTACAGGTGGAATTATATTTACAAATACAAGTCCAACTTCAGATGCTTTTTATACTTTACTATCAAATAATATAAGATTTTATGTATCTGCTGGTGGAAATTTAAAATCAAATAGTATTTATATAATTGATTCAAATGGAGCACCATCTTTAAACGCATCAGCAATATCTCAAATTGATTCCACAACAAAAGGCTTTCTCCCACCTCGGATGACAAATGCACAAAGAACG